GATTTATCATATATGTTATTAGAATGTCGCGAATTTATGATAAATTCACTCGTATGGTGGCGTTTACAGCAAGGTTAGTGTGATTTCTTTGCCGGTGATGTTGGCATGCTTTATCTGAGTGGTAGTGAGTGGAGCGGTTTTGATTGCTACAGGACGCGCCGTTCTGCGGTCAAGAAATCCGACTGTAAACGGGCATTATCGATACTACGGGCATTAAAAAACCCGCAAACTCAAAGAGAATGCGGGTTCTTAAGGGGGTCCGTATGTATCCGATACATACGGAATAATAATTTGGTCGGCACGAGAGGATTTGAACCTCCGACCCCCGACACCCCATGATAACGGTTCATTTCCTCTTGAAGCCGCGCCAGTACTGGATTTGTTAGCTATTTGACTGTACACACAAACAGTACATAAAATGCAAAATTCTCCATTTACACATCAATCACTTAGCCCTCATTTCACCATCGCTAAGATGCTGTTTTTATCTCACCGTGTGGAACGTAAACCCAATCGATGTGATTTTCTGTGTATATCTTCGTGGACTTCGCATCACTATGCGCCATTCGTCCTTGTGGATCTATTCCTTGTTTATTAAACATGAAGGCAGAAAGCGCCCTTATTTCATGAAACGTTGGCCTTTGGTTCTCTGGTAAGGCCGCACCCACACCAACCTGATCCCTCAATGCTGAAAATGATCTACTCAGATAATCGGGAGCAACCTGGGTTGGGTGTTTTACTTCTTTGCTGGTGGGGTTACTGCGTTTTAACGGTAAACGATGCACAACATATGGGCTCGCTACATTATCCCTGCTGCGTTCAATAATTTCTTTCAGTACTGGACCAACAGGAATTGCGACGTGTGACGCCTCTTTATGCTGCACTTTTTGACGGTGAATATAGAGGGTACCGTAAATATCTCCTTTTGGTTCGTCGAACCATACACAACCACAAACACCCTCAGCAGGATGTTTAATTGAATAGCGAATCCGGGAAACTTCCAGGCGTGCATGTGTCGTCTGAAGAGCGAGATCCATTGCTGTTTTCATCCAAAGAGGAGCGGCTCTATGAATTTTTAAATAGTCATCAATAGAAAGTCGACGTCTGATCTTTTTATCAACTCTACGCATTTTTTTACGTTCTGCCGGATTATCCATCATTAATGATTCATCCACTGCATAACTGAATAGTTTTTTAAGAAAGCTAACCTTTCTGTTCTGAACGTTTGCAGATGCTTCATTGTGATATTTTTTTATGTATGCATTGACATGTTCTAATTCTATATCACATGAGTAAATGTCAACGAAAAACTCTTTTACCCGAGCGATGTCATTTAACCACATAGCCAAAGTGTCAGGGCTGGGATTTTCATCCTTAATAGCTCTCTCAAGAATAGATTGCGCATATTGAGAAAATGGTTTGGCCTCGCCATTTATTCCACCGGACTCTCTGACCAGATTCTCAATGGATGGGATTCTTTCTGGACGCATTCGTAGATTATATTCTTTGGCAATAGCTATAGCCATTACACGATCCGAGCCGAGGCTTTTCCTTTTTCCTGTAATCAGGGTGAATCTGTATTTTCCAGTTGCTTTATCAAAAAGCAGATAATCAGGGAGATTTCTGTTCTCCCTTTTACGAGGTCTTGCGGCCATGTTAATCCTCTTGAATTAACTGACGAACCTTTTCGCTTACCAGTGAGTCCACGCCCCACTTCTCCGAGGAATATACGAGGATCGTTCCATCCACGATACGCCCCAGAAGGTGGCCGTTCTCAATCCAGCGCTTAATAGTTCTGTTGTCAGGAATTGAGCCGGGTTCAAATTCTCTCTTTCCCCACAGGCTCGCCTTCATCAACTTGGCCATGGTTGTTTCTCCATATGCACCGGCTGCACCCGGTTTAAATCAGATATTGCTGCTGGTGGCTGGAGTCAGCCTTTGCCAGATAGCCGAAACATATTTAGCCTGGTGGCGGGCATCGGCTAGTGCGTTATGCTGTTCACCTATAAATGGCATATCTTTTTTAGGATCGAAACCAATCGAACGACCTAGAGTAACCAGTGTTCTCACATCGTGATCATTCCAAAATAGCCACGGGCAGATTTTGCCGGCACGTTCATAAGTACCGCGTAAAATTACGTTGTCGAATGTAGCCCCGTTACCCCAAACCTTCATGTACTTTATGTTATCTGCGTGGCGCCCGATGAAATGAGTCAGTTCAGATAATGCCGCCGGAATAGGCATGGCATCAACGCAAATAGCCGCCCGCGCTTCTGGGCTTTGTCTCATCCACCACAGAATGGTATCGCCATCAGGGACGGCACCTTGTTCCATTGCGCTTTCAAGGCTAACGGCGGTATAGAACTCAGGTCCGATTTCACCACTATGCGGATCGAAGAACACAGCACCGATGGAGACAACAGGAGCGTTAGGTTTTTTACCCATAGTTTCAAGGTCGATCATCAAGTTATTCATAAATTAGTTGTCCCCTGTTGCGGTGCTACTACGAAATGTTCAACGCCTTTAATCCAAATCGCCTTAATCGTCGTCCAACTGACAGGAACCTCAATTTTAATTCGCCCGCTGCCGTCGCAGCTTTCGCATTCCTCGTCGACAAAGCATTCAGGACAGCTTATAAACGTAGTTTCTAAAAACTTACCGGATAGCACACTCTTAGCACCGTTCTCAGCAGTTAGTTTCTTCGGTACCATAACCCAATCATCCGGAATTACCGGAGAGTTGTCCGATGCCACTCCCTGAAATCGTTCCAGCTTCACGTATTCCTGTACGCAGGTGCCTGAGTAATTATTAAGCCAGATGGACGCCTTTTCTGAATCTGGCGTATACGTAACTACGTCACCCGGTTCCCAGCATAGTGCGTACAAGTCGGCGACTGGTTTGAAGTGAGCACCATCCAATTTAATAGTTTTACTTACGGGGTCGGGATTAGCTAACTTTGCCTCCAGTTCAGCTATGCGCTTTTCTGCCGTTTCCAGTGCGGTGATTGCATCATGGGAAATGTTTGTCATTTGCTGACCGTTATCATGGGCGGCATCTCCAAAGCGCTCCCACAAACGTACTGATCTGATTTCCTTCACTACAGAATCTTTATCTTTTATGCAGCACATTGGCGTAGCTCCATCAGCTCATTAAAGCGGGACATAAACAGGCCGAAAGCCTGCCCGGGGCGAAGAGGGTAGATTTCGAATAAATCTGTCGGAGGGATACCTTCCAGTATTACCCAGGGAATACTGTCATCAATATCCAGATCGCGGCGTTCAGTTGCCAGCATGGTCAGATCTGCATACTTCACGACGCTGGCTTCTTCCAGTGGCAAGCCAAACTTAAAGCGGATCAGTTGATCGGTACGCTTCTCAATCTCGCGATAATCAGGCAGTAATGCTTTTAATGGGGCAGGGATATCCTGGCAATACGCTTCGGCTGCGTCGTGCATCAGGGCTTCAAAGGCAAACTCCGGTGATACAAGCTGGCTGCACAGTACGGAATGCTGCGCCACGCTATAAAATTCAGGAAGATGTCCGGAGAAGCGGCAAATATTGGAAAGCGCCACGGCGATATCTTCAATATCAATGTCGTCAATAGTTGCGCTGAGATAATCAAATTGCTTACCTGAAAGTGTCTGAATAAAACTCATCGTTGGTTCTCCTTATAATTTATTTCGCGCTGCACCGCGTGAATTTTGGTTATGCGAATCCCTCGCCGGTGGCGATGATTAATGGAATTACGCTTCAATAAATCCCCGCGGCGCCGGGGATTTAATGCAGAGCAATTACGCTTTAAAGTTACCGATGAATGTTTCTACTGATTCACCGTCGAATTTGCTGATCAGCAGGTCGCGGAATTCACTGGCGATCGCTTCTTCCTGCGCTTCCAGTTGTACGATACGCAGAACAAATCGAGGTTCATCACCGGTCAGCAGGCTGTTGCGGAGGCTGAACGCACGTTCACCCAGCCCCTCATAAGGAACACATTTGAACTCAAAAGCCACCGGCATAACATCTTTACTGCTGGCCTCAACGCTTTGCATAAGGGATTTCTTACCACTGAAATCGCCATCTTCATGATCCTGCTGGGTTGCCTGTTGGATCGTAATGCGGCGAACTGCCTGGGCGGCTTGTGAAATCTGCATTGTGTTACCGTCAGCATCGAACGCCAGGAGATAATCGCTCCAGTCTTCCAGCCATTCGGCGATCTGTTTTTGTTTCAGGCGTTCCCCGTTGATCTGTAGCAGGGCGCGGAATGGTGCAGTCTGTTTAAGCGTGACAGAAGCAACGTTGTCTGCATGACCGGGGTTATCCAGCGTACCAATATTGAAAACTGAGCGAGCTGTCATATGGTCTGCGTCGATAAAGCAGCGTGCTTTTTCAGTAGCGCTGGCATAGCCCTTTGAATAACGAACAAAGTCTTCAATGCTGGTGGTAGTCATGGCGCCGCGGAAGCGGAAACGCTCCAGAGCAAAGCGTTCGAGGCTTTCAACACCTGTTCCGGCAGGCAATAATGCTGTCGGGCAAGCCAGCCCCTGAATATCGTTAAGGTGATAGCCAGAAAGGACCAGGTCTTTTACCTGCTGAAAAGTGCCGCTGTCTAACTGAGACATAAAAATTCCTTATTAACTAATGATCGAAGTGGTGGCCGTGAATTGGTTAGCTGCGGTTCACTGAGCCGCTTTAAGCTTTCCGTCAGTAGTGCCTTTAATACTGAACAGTTGACCCTGATCTTCCTGCAGTATGGTGAGCTTTCCGCCCTTGTTAACCCACATTGGAGTTTCTGTTGTGTCCTCTTCTGACGCTTTACCGCGCGGCGTCGGAGTGCTGTACTGCAGCTTGTGTTTAATTTTGATGCGCTTCTCTTCGACTGAATTTCCCATGCGCTCAAAATCAAAGGTGAGGACTACCTTGCCTTTATTGCCGTTATTCAGAACGCCTAATCCGACAGTATTCAGCGCTGCCGCGATTTTGTTCATGAACACGCCGGCATCCAGTTCGCCCAGAAAGTCGGGCACTACGGTCATGCGGTCATCATTCATCGTTAACCCCTCAAGATGGCGGTTGCCACCGCCAGTTGGTTTCTCCACAAAACAGAAAAGAGCACCTGCTGTAACAGCTTTCCGGGTGGATTGGGTAATGAGCCCGTCGCGCGGAGATGCTCTTTTCTGTTGTGTAAAAAGGTCGGCGTCACGGCAGAACACTGTCGCCTTCCTCCTGTTGTTGGAAGAGCCGGACACCGACAAGACTTCACACAGCAATAACGTTGTGGTGCCGGGTGCCTCCCGGTATCTGGCGAAGGTTGCACGCCAGACGGGTGCTTAACTACAGAGGATCGACTGTCAGCTTCAACCTTACCCGCGTGCGCTTAGCTGCATTCACCACAACGATGAGAGCATTACCGGTGTCCGGATTGAACGGACCTTTTCTCTGCCCAACCCAACTCACTAAAGAGGTCTGTCTGGAATCGAACCAGCACTTATGCCTTGCTCGTCAATGCTCTCATCGTTGTGTGCCTGTCTTTTCACCACTTCAGGCTCGGTGGTATGCTGGAGTTCTCACACAGCCAGCAAGGAAACCTAATGAACCAGTTTTATGTTCACGTTCGTCTATTTGAAGCCACAGCCGAACAGACCAAAAAATTTGAAGAGTTAATGCTTAACTTCCATTACCGAAAAACAACCAAAGATGATGACGGAGACTGCAGGTTGATCCCGGGTGGCTATATTCTCAACAGCACAATGAATTGCAATAACATCGTTAACCAAACGTCATCTATTGCTAATAGCGTTGGCGTTAATGCAAATATCTTTGTTTGTAAATTTGAACAAAGTGCATTCTTACTTCCGTCTGCAGCCTTAGTTGGCAACGATTTCGTTTATCGCGATCCGACTCCTGAGCCTTTCAAGCTCGATTCTTAAAGCTTTAACCATCGTATCGTGATAAACACGGCTCACCCCATCTCCCTTGCATGGCAGAGGGGTGATCGTGTTAGCCATGAAATTCATGAACTTGGTTCGATCAGGGGCTTGCGCCCCGCAAGTCTTTAATGCCTGTTTTGCTAATAAAATACGGGCCTCAGTTCCTGCATTTGGCTCTATCTGCTGCAAACGTTTAGCGTCTTCCAGCAACAATGCGATCACATGCTTCAAATCCTGCTCATTCATCTATTCTCTCCACTGAAATCATCTGCTAGCGAATCATCCGGTCATTCATATGCCACCGGCGGCTACTTCGTGGGCGTCCTGCCTGTTCGCTGTTGATGAAATTATTTTGCTACTTAAAGTAGTAAAAATCAACTACAAAAAGTAGATGTGGTTGATTCATTGCTTGTGTTTAAATTAATCGATTGGTTTATATTGGATTTTTTTAAAAGGAGTAATGATGTGATTAAAAAACACCTAATCGAGGGATGGTAATAGAACGTGACGAACTTGAAGAAGAACACGCAACGTTCATAGCTGGTGAGATTGGTGGGGCGGTTATTCAATGCATCGATAGTATCGAAATCAACCATGACAACGCCGTTGAGTATCTGGAAGGAAAGCGCAGAGCGATAGGGAATGTGATCCACAAAGTGGTATTGCGTGGCTCAGAAACTATTGTACAGATGGGTATATTATATGCATAAAGTTTCAAACTATATCATATTTGTACTAGTCGCTACGTTATCTGAAACCCCCTGAAAAGTAGTTAGTTACCGATTTTGATAGTACTCAATCCTTATACAAAGACAAAATAATTTTCAACCTAATGTTACCAATTATATAGTCAAATAAATAATTTTTTATGAAAAAATTTGATTGTAGTGGTTTTCTTTATGATGTGTGGTTTGGATACTTTTTGAGAGTACCTTATCAGATTTATTGTTATTATTTGGATAATATGTTAATAAAAGGTGATGATTTATTGACTGCAATACTGGGTAGATTAAGTATTTTATGTAATTATTAGTATGCTTCATTTTCACTTTTACAAGGCTGCTATTGAACGAAGAAATGCTGAAATATCAGCCTATTACATAAAAGAAAGATAATTATTGTAACAAAGAATACTTTATCGAAAGTGATGTTATATTATCCGTAAATATTCAGGAGACATATGCTCAAACCTATCTTCTATAGTGGAAGTGTAAAGGTTCCGGAATATCTGGAAACAGATAAGGAAAAAAATTCTGGACGTACTCCTCTGTCTTCAGACATTCAGCAAGTTAAGAATGTTGTTGAAGATGTTCCGGCATTTCCAGAAAGCAGAACGGCGAGAGGTTCTGTTAGCGCAGCGTACAGGCTTTCTTTTGAAGAAGCGTTTTGCGGTCTCAGCAATGAAGAGCGTAAAAAGGTGTATGGTCGCCTTTTTGGAAAACAAGTAATTGCACACATTAATTCCAATTGTCAGCGCGACGCTGACATAACAAGAGAAAAAGCGTTAAGGCGGATAAGCCGTGAGTGTGGTACCGAAATAGATTGCACTTTATTGCTAAATAAGATGGTGGATATTTTACAAAATGCCCGGCTGACAATAAATTTTAATGCCGCAAAAATTGACTTTGTCTCTCTCTTAAAAAAGAAAGAATATCTAAACTCTTATGCATTAGGTTGCAGACCAGGAGATTTACCTGCTTATAATGTCGGACGTGATTCAGTTGAAACTAAAGCATTTGAGCTGGAGAAGCTTGCAGATTCACCTTATGCCCCATATGGTCAGACAGGAGGTTTTTCCTTAGCATATACTCCCAAAAGTAGAAATTTTAGCCCTGCAAGCAGGCCAATTTATGCTGCACTGGACTTTCTGATAGGTGAAAATGGAGGTGCCAGCTCCTATGGAAAATCATTTTTTGAATTAAATGATAATGTAAAAACAAATTGTACATTCTCACCTTTTGATATCTACGGCCACAGATTTGGTCTGGATACCAGTAAATTATCTACATTCTGGCATATGGAGAACCT